CGCGCTATGGTTTATCGCGGTGATCTTATCTCGGCAGAAAAGCAAATCGCAGAGATGGGTTATTCCGGTTTTGTCGAACCGCCGGATGAACGCGGAACGCATTTGCATATCGGATTGATCTTCGACAATGCGGATAGGAATAACGGCTATGGCGGATATGTCGATCCATTGCCGTTCTTCGTTGGGACGGTTTCGCCGGACGTATACGGAAGCAGCGAAAGCGTCGACGAAACAGGCGTCAGCGGCTGCGTTGAAATTATATGCGAATATGGGGCGAACGTTCGCAAGACGCCGGGCGGTGAAAAGGCGTTGTATCTTCCGGCTGGGACGATTCTGAAAACGACAGGGAAGCGCGCAGAGAAAAACGGACTGACGCATACGCAGGTTCTCGTTCCGCTCTGGATCGCGAACTTCGATGCATTCGGTATGATGATACTGGCGAACGTCCCCGCGGAAGATACCGGCGAGAAAGACCATACGGAGGAAACAATTTGAGTGGGACGGTGTTCGAGACGACGGGGCGGAATGCGCAGACGGATAATCTGACATGGAGAGAAGTCCTCGTTCCGCTTTGGGTTGCTGAACGTGACTGGTACGGGAACGAATTGATAACGGAGGAGTAAGAAATGACGGATATTCACTGGAAGCTGAAAGAGTACAAAATCAACGAGTTGACCGATTATTTTAAGAATCCGCGCCAGCTGACGGAGACGCAATATAAACAGCTGAAAACGTCGCTGGATAAATTCGGATTGATTGATAAACCGATCGTGAATATCGACGCGAAAAATACCGTTATCGGCGGTCATCAACGCTTGAACGTCTTGCGCAGAGGAAAGGCTGAAACCGTCGAATGCTGGATTCCCGATCGTGAACTCGATGAGCGCGAAATTGAAGAGTTGAATATCCGCTTGAACAAGAATACCGGTGGGTGGGATTTCGATGTGTTGGCAAATGAATTTGAAGCAAAAGATTTGCTCGAATGGGGATTTTCCGAGATAGACCTTGGAATTAGTGATCTCAATTTGTTAGAAGAAGAACCAAAAGGAGATCCGGATAATAGATATACAAAGAAAGTAGATATACCGATTTATGAAAAACAACGAAATGAACCACCTGAAATAACACTTCTGTATAAGACTGAGAAATACTCGGAATTGCTCGATCAAATTCAACAAGCCGACATTAGCAAGAAAGAAAAGCTATTTTTGACGTTAGCAGCCAGCCGACATATTGTCTTTGATTATGGCGAAATTGCCGAGTATTATGCGCATGCGACGCCGGAAATGCAGGAACAAATGGAAAAATCCGCGCTCGTAATCATTGATTTCGATAGTGCAATAAAAGAAGGGTACGTCAAACTTCATTCAGAGATTACAGCAATCTTTAACGAGGATTCGGAAAATGAGAGATGATTTTGCTGTATTTATATTATCTCATGGACGAGCGAATAATATTAAAACGCTTAAAACCTTAAACAGAGGAAATTACACAGGGAAAATATATATCATTATTGATAATGAAGATTCCCAAGCCGATGAATATTTCAACCGTTATGGCAATATGGTCATTCAATTCGAGAAATCGAAGGAAGCTGAAACAACGGATGCTTGCGATAATTTTCCAAAGCGGAATACAGTCTTATTTGCGCGTAATGCAGCCTTTAAAATCTCCAAAGATTTAGGATTAAAATATTTTCTCGCGCTTGATGATGATTACACTGCACTGAATTTTCGATGCAATATAAATGGGCATCTAATTTCGCAAGAATGTAAACAATTCGACAGAATATTCAGTGCATTTATTGAATATCTAAATGTGACAAATGCTAAAACGATTACTTTTGCGCAAGAAGGCGATTTTATCGGTGGTGTTGGATCAACTGGCGAGCGCCAATGCTTTCTGCGTAAAGCGATGAACTCTTTTTTTATCTGCGTGGATAACCCTTTTAAGTACGTAGGACGAATGAATGATGATGTCAACACATATGTAACACTCGGAATGCGTGGAGGGCTATTTTTTACAATTACAGCCTTATCCATTGCCCAAATGGAAACACAGGCAAACATTGGTGGTTTGACAGAAATGTACTTGGAGTTTGGGACGTATATCAAATCATTTTATACCGTTATGCAAGCGCCGTCATGTACAACAATTCGAATGATGGGATATAAGCATGAACGCTTACATCATCACATTATTTGGAATAATGCCGTACCGAAGATTGTCCCAGAATCGTATCGGAAACCGCGAAATAGAAACGGCTAAGGAATTATGGCACGACCGCGAAAAGAAATTTAACAGCAACGGAACAGTAAAAAATGCCGAGCAATAACCCGAATGTCATGGATAATCTCAAGCCTTTTGTAAAAGGCGACCCGCGCATTAACCGCAAAGGTCGCCCGAAGTCATTTAAGGCATTGCGGGAGTTGGCGCAGGAGGTTGCACATGAAAAGGCAAAATCCGGAGGGAATACGCTCGTAATTGATGGGCATTCCGTCACAGTGGCAGAAGCGATTATCCGGCAATGGGCTGGAAGCAAGAATCCGCAACTGCAAAAGGCATTTATTGAAATTGCATACGGTAAAACGCCTGAGGCGGTCGCTGCGGATGAAGCGGAGGAAAGCAACACCGCCGAGCGCGTACCGACGCGAATCGGAGCGGAGCAAATCGCCGGAACGTTCGCGGATGCTTACCGCGACATATTACGGCACGGGCATTCGGAATATGTGTTTCATGGAGGACGCGGGTCTACGAAATCGTCGTTCGTATCGCTTTGCGTAATCATGCTTATCGAGAATAATCCGCAGCTTCACGCGCTGGCAGTTCGGAAGGTCGGGACGACGCTTCGGGATTCGGTGTTTTCACAGCTGAAATGGGCAATAGCGGAATTAGGGCATGAAGAGCAATGGAAATACACAGTTTCGCCGCTTGAAATGACGTTCATTCCGACGGGACAGAAGATTTATTTCCGTGGTGCGGACGACCCGCTGAAAATCAAATCAATTAAGCCGGAGTTCGGCGCGATTGGTATTCTATGGTTCGAGGAGCTGGATCAGTTCGCCGGAGCGAATGAAATTCGAAATATCGAGCAATCGGCGATTCGCGGGACGGACAGCGCGTACATCTTCAAATCGTTCAACCCACCGCAGAGTAAATCGAACTGGGCGAATAAGTATGTGGAAATGCCGAAGCCGGGGCGATACACGCACAAGTCGGATTACCGCCAAGTTCCGCCGGAATGGCTGGGGCAGGTATTCATTTCGGAAGCGGAGTTCTTGCGCGAAATTAATCCGTCGGCGTATGAACACGAATACCTGGGCGTTCCGAACAGCGCTGGTGGGCTGGTGTTCCCGAACGTGGAGTTGCGCGAGGTCACTGACGATGAGATCGCAGGCTTCGAATACATCTATCAGGGCTTGGACTGGGGCTATGCGGTTGACCCAGCGCACTGGGCAAAAATGGCGTATGACAACCGGACGCGGACGCTGGTCATTTTCGATGAGTTCCGCGCAACCGGCATGAGCAACCGCGAACTGTACGAGGTGCTGACGGTGCAAAAGAGCGTAACGCCGAGCGATTACATTATCGCGGACAGCGCAGAGCCGAAGTCTATCGCCGACATGGCGTCTTACGGACTGACGATTCGCGCAACGGAGAAGGGGGCGGATTCGGTGCGCTACGGTATCAAATGGCTGCAGACGCTGCGCATTGTCATCGACCGAGTACGTTGCCCGCATACGGCGCAGGAATTTACGGAATACGAATATGCGCGGACGAAGGACGGCGAGGTCATGAGCGCATACCCGGATGAGAATAACCACTCAATCGATGCGGCGCGCTATGCGCTGAACAATATCTGGCGGCAGAGGGGCGAATAATGAACGTATTCACCGCGGCACTGGATTGGCTGAAAGGAATATGGAATAAGATGATCGGAACGCAGACTATTAAAGACGTTTTCGCGGTCGAAACAGCGACGTCGCAGGCGATGCAGGAGAGTATTCGGACGTGGTCGGATTTATACCTGAACCGCGCGCCATGGCTGAATAAGGACGTTCGCGGACTGAATCTTCCGGCGGCGATCGCGGGCGAGATTGCGCGGGCGGTGACGCTGGAGCTGCGCTATCGTTGTATGGGGTCGCCGAGGGCAGACTATCTGTCTGCGCAGCTTGAACCGGTCATGCGGACAATCCGGCAGACGGTTGAGTACGGCGAAGCGCACGGCGGCGTCATTCTCAAGCCATATCCGAGCGACGGACGAATCAGCGTCGACGTGGTTCAGGCGGACGTGTTTTTCCCGATCGCTTTTGACGGCGAAGGGAATATTACCGACGTGGTTTTTATCGACCGGCGCAAGATCGGGAAGGATTACTATACGCGGCTGGAACGGCATGAACCGACGGGGACCGGCTATCGGATTACGAACCGGGCGTACCGGTCCGACAGCGAATCCACACTGGGAACGCCAGTCGCGCTGACGAGCGTGGATGACTGGGCGGGACTGGCAGACGACGCGACGATCGAGAATATCGACCGGCCGCTTTTCGCTTACTTCCGCGCGCCGTTTGCGAATAACATCGATCCGTCATCGCCGTTGGGGGTTTCCTGCTATGCGCGCGCGGTGAAGCTGATCGAGGACGCGGATAAGCAGTGGTCGACCCTGCTCTGGGAATTTGAATCGGGACAGCGGGCGCTGTACGCGGATATTACGGCGTTTCAGCGTGAGAAAGACGGTTCATTTATTCTCCCGAATAAGCGGCTTTACCGGGCGCTGAATCTGGACGCGAGCAAGAGTATCGGCGACGAGCTCGGTTTCCATGAATGGACGCCGACGCTTCGCGAGGCGAATATCCTGAACGGGCTGGACGCAATCCTGAAGCGGATCGAGTTTACCTGCGCCCTGGCGTACGGTACGATCAGCGATCCGAATATCGAGGCGAAGACGGCGACGGAGATCGTTACGACGCGTCAGCGGTCTTACTCGACGATTGTCGACAGCCAGAAGGCGCTTGAGCAGACGTTGAATCAACTGGTCTGGGCAATGGACGTGTACGCGACGCTCTACAGCATGGCTCCTGCGGGCGTTTTCCGGCTTTCTTTTGATTTTGATGATTCGGTCGTTGTGGACCGGGAAGCGCAGTTTTCGCAGGATTTGCGGCTGGTACAGGCTGGGCTGATGAGTAAGGTTGAGTTCCGGATGCGGAACATGCGCGAGGACGAGGCGACAGCTAAGAAGATGATCGCTGACGTTCAGGCGGAGACGCCGACAGACTTATTCCAGGGCGATTAATCATGCCGCTGACCGCCCAGCAGCTGGACGAGCTGACCGAACCGCTTGAAGCGCTATTCGAGCGGTTTTATCAATCTGTCATCGAGGACATGGCGCGTCGTCTGGCGCGAATTGACATGAGCAATGCGACGGCGTATCAGGCGTGGCGGTTGAGGGAATCGGGGCTGCTGTATGACGAGCTGCTGGCGCGGTTATCGAAGCTGACAGGACTGACGACGCGCGAGCTGAGGCGGGCTTTCGAGAGGTACGGCGTAAGGTTCACGGAAAAGGACGAGGCGATTTACCGAAAGGCGGGGCTCGATCCGGTCCCGCTGCGTCAATCGCCGGCGATGATGAACGCACTGGAAGCGGGACTGCGTAAAACGGGGATGGCTGCAAATAATCTGACGATGACGACGGCGGTAACGACTCAGCAGGCGTTTATCGACGCGGCCGATCTGGCGTACATGCAGGTCAGCACCGGGACAATGACGTACCAGTCGGCGATCCGTGAGGGCGTTTTATCGCTGGCACGGCGCGGGCTGACGGTGATCAGTTTTCCATCCGGTCGGATCGACCAGGCTGACGTCGCCATGCGGCGGACGGTCCTGACGGGAGTCGCGCAGACGACGGGCGTCATGCAGCTGGAATTAGCACGAGAGATGGGCTGCGATCTGGTTGAGGTCGACGCGCATTTCGGGGCAAGGAATCACGGAACCGGGCCGATGAATCACGAGAGCTGGCAGGGGAAGATTTACAGCATTTCCGGGACCGACCGGCGTTATCCCCCGCTGGTCGAGACGACGGGTTACGGTACGATTATCGGGTTATATGGTGTAAATTGCCGGCATGGAATGTACCCGTTTTTTGAGGGGATCAGCGAACCGAGCTATTCTAACGGCGAGCTGCGCGAGATGAAGGAGCGGAAGGTAACGTACAACGGCGAGGAGCTGACGTATTACGACGCGACGCAGAAGCAGCGGGCAATCGAGCGAGCGATTCGTAAGGCAAAGCGGGAAGCTGGGGCACTGGAAGCGGCGGGGATGGATAACACGGCAGAGCGGGTGAGGCTGGGGCATTATCAGGCGAAGATGCGCGATTTCCTTGACCAGACGGGGCTCGTGCGCGATCGTTTCCGCGAGCAGGTGCATGGAATGAGCGTTCGGGGGCTGACAGGAGAGAGCGGATATTCAGCGTATTATAAAGTTGATACCAACACCGCCGGAATACAGAACATAGGTGTTATTGGCGAGAAGATTGCACCGTTTATCAGTGATAGGTCTAATTCTCGTTTAGTTCGGCTTTCTGAATCCGTCGAAAACCATATATACGATCGGCATGGAAGCCAATTTGATATAGCGCAAGCGAAACAGAAGCTGCCTAAAATACTCAACGATCCGCTCTTTCTTTATGAAGGTAAAAAGGCAAGTTCTGTTCAGTTTGTAGAAAATTATTCGGATGATTACTATTTGATGATCCCTGTAAAATGTTTACCCGGCGAATTGTGGATCGAGACTATGTTTATTGAAGACAAAAAAAGATTCGCGAAAAGATGGGGAAAGCGAAAATTATTATACGAGCGGAAATAAAAAAACGCTTGGTCGGGCAGGCTTATCCGACATCAATCGCTTTCGCGTAAATGGTGCCTGGCTTTCCACCTCAAGCGTTCTGTTAAGCACATTATACAACAGAAATGGTCTTTAAACAAGACACGTGCGCACTAATCAAATCAGAACGTTGTTCCGAATATCTGTGCTAAAATAGTTCCAACAGTACCGTTGGCGACTTTGCGGAAGCCGCGCCACTCTTCCGCGAAGCAGACGCCGGTCAGGCGGGACGCAGTTTTTCCATGAGGCATAAGACGTCCCGGAAAATCGCCGCAAAAAGGCGGCAGGGAAAGCGTGATGATTTGTCACGCTTTTTTATTTGCGAAAATCGGTTCTGATTTATGATATAATTCAAGTACCGATTGAACCTTGGGCTCCCTGGAAGAGCGAGGTGAAAACGGATGAACGTCCGAAGGCAGGCGCGAATCTGTTTTTGCTTCGCTCTTTTTCGTTTAATCGGTTCATCGTCGGAACGGGGCGTACGCCGTTCAAGCGGCGCGGAGCAACCGCGTAAAAAAGCGTAACGCAGAGACAGGAGAACAGGAAATGAAACGCGAGGATTTAGAGAAGCTTGAACTGAGCAAAGAGGTAATCGATCAGATTATGGCGATGAACGGTAAAGATATTGAGGCCGGAAAGGGCAGGCTGACGGCGGCGGAGCAGGAGCGCGACACGCTGAAAAACCAGCTGACCGAAGCGAACCAGCAGATCGAAAGCTTCAAGGCGATGGACATCGAGGCGATCAAGAAGTCCGCCGACGAGTACAAGGCGAAGTTCGAGCAGGCGGAAGCCGACGCCAAGGCGAAGATGGATCAGCTGAAATTCGATCACGCGCTGGACGGCGCGCTGACGGAAGCCAAGGCAAAAAACGCAAAAGCGGTCAAGGCACTCCTCAACGTCGAAGGGCTGAAGCTGACGGACGAAGGCGCAATCGTCGGGCTGAAAGAGCAGCTGGAGAAGATCAAATCTGAGAACGATTACCTGTTCGAGAGCGAGACAGAACCGCCGAAGTTAACGCTGGGCGGAAGGTCCGGACCGCCGCCGGCGGGGGACGGATTTTTAGCAGCGGTCCTGAAAGGGGCAGGGCTGACGGAAAAGGAATTTGGAAATGGCTAACAGTATTGATCTGGCAACTGTATTTTTGCGTCTGATCGACGCAATTTATAAGCGGGCTTCGGTAACGGTGGAACTCGACGCGGTAACCCAGGACGTTCCGTTTATCGGAGCAGACACGGTCAAGGTCATGAAGCTCGGAACGGTCGGGCTCGGCAACTACAGCCGGACGAACGGGTACCCGAAAGGCGACATCACGGCGACGTGGGAAGCGCTGAAGCTGACGATCGAGCGCGGGCGCGAGTTCGTTCTTGACCGGATGGATAACGAGGAATCGCTCGGGCTTGTCCTCGGAAACGTGGTTGACCAGTGGATGACGGAGCACGTTGCGCCGGAAATTGACGCGACGCGCTTCGCGAAGTATGCATCGACTTCTGGCGTTCTCACGACCGCGGGGGCAACACTGGACAAGGACACGATTCTCCCGGCGATTGACGCGGCTTCTCTGGCGATGGACGAAGCAGAAGTGCCGACGACAGGGCGAATGCTGTTTATTTCATCCACGTGCGAACGGTTCCTGCGCGCGGCGATCAGCCGTCAGCTGGCGAACGAGAACCCTGCGGATCGGCGGCTGACAAATATCGATGAGCTGACGATCCGTCCGGTTCCGCAGGGGCGATTCTTCACGAAGATCAAGCTCGACGCGGGCGGGACGTCGAACGCGGGCGGGTTCACGAAGGACGCGGCGGGCGGCGCTAAGGATATCAACTTCATGATTATTCACCGGAGCGCAATTTTGCAGCCGGTGAAGCTGAATCAGGTGAAGTACTTCAACCCGGACATCAACCAGACGTCGGACGGGCACAAATGGCAGTACCGCCTGTATCATGACGCGTTCGTTTACGACAACAAGCAGAAGGGCGTTTACGTCCACACGAAAGCGTAAGGTGATGGGATGAAACTGTACAAGACCGGGATCACGGTTGAGGCTGACGGGCTGGAAGCGGAAAGATTCCGCTCCGCCGGTTATGTCGAGGTTACCGAGGCCGCCGAACGGGAACCAGAAACGGCGGCGGGGGCGCTGGGGGAACCAGAAACGGAACCGAAGGCTGAGGACGGACCGAAGCCGCGCAGGAAATAACGGAAGGAGCAGGCGGAAATGGGCGCATTCATTGATTACGCGTATTACAGGGACGTATTTCACGGCGCGCCCATTTCCGTTTCCGCATTTTCGCGCTTAGCGGAAGCAGCCACGCTCTACGTGAATTATCTGTGCTGCGAGCGGGCGGCGGAGATTATCGAAGCCGGAGACGATACAGAGATGGTCGGACGGATTAAAGGCGCAGTCTGCGCGTCTGTTGAGGCGCTGGGGCGATTTTACGGGCTTTCCGACAGCGAGGCGACCAACCGTCCATTAGCATCGGAAAGCGTCGGGAATCACTCTGTCAGCTACGGGAAAACGGCACAGGAAGAGGCGATGTCCGGGATGGCTGAGGGACTGTTGGTTGAAACGACGATCCGGCCGTATCTGGCTGGGACGGGCCTGATGTATACGGGGTTTGATCGATGAGAACGCCGCATGCGATGACCTGGTATCAGGCGGTAAAGCGCGGAACGGAGACGATTTACGTCCGGCACGAGGTCCCGGCGGTCATGTGGCAGGATACGAAAGCGCAGAATGTGATTGCATCAGGGCTGACGAGCGCGGACAGCGCGACGATTTACGTTCCGAAGCAGGGAGCGGATTATGCGTTTCGCGTCGGCGATTATCTCGTCAAGGGGATCGTCGCAGACGAAATAACGGACACGTTCAAGATCAGCGATTTGCAGAAGAAATATCTGCACACGGTGAAGATTATGAGCGTCGACGATCAGGACTTTGGCAGTCCGCTTTTACAACACTGGCGGATCGGGGGTAAGTAAATGACCGTCAAGCTGAAATTTCCGCAGGCGACTTTATATACAGTCAGAACCAAAGACGGCAAGGTACAGGCTGTGCTCCGTTGGGAAAAAGGAATGAAACCGAAATGGGAAGGGCAGTATAACCGCGCGCAGTACGTTTTGGACAGCGAGATTCTTCGCGGTTGTAACGCGCGGTACGTGCCAAAAGATACGGGAATGCTGACAAAGCTGGGCGTACTGGGAACGAAGCCGGGGAGCGGCGAGGTCGTCTGGCTCGGACCTTACGCGCGGTTCCAGTATTACCTTGTCAACCGGAAGACGTCCCGAAACGTGAATATCGATGGCGGCCCGTACTGGTTCCAGCGCTTCTGGGCGGCGCAAGGGAAACGGCTCCTGAAACGCGTCAGGAAAATCGCCGGGGGAACGGGAAAATGAGCAGCGTTATCGGCGCAATCCGCGATTACATCCAGAGTTATCAGGCGCTGGAAAAGGACGTTCCGGTCTGGGTCGACATGCTGGGCGCGGACGTAACGAGCTACAGCGTGCATACGATGCCGGGAAAGATCGTCGAGGAAGACATCATCGGGAACAAGACGGTTGTCTATCCGTTCGCGTTCGGGTCTGTCGAATCGACCGCCGAGCAAAACGAGACGTTGGAGACGGCGGACTTTTACGAGACGTTCGCGGCCTGGCTCGACGCTCAGGCAGACGCGGGTATTTTTCCCGATCTGGGCGCGAGCCGGACAGCAGAAAGTATCGAAGCGGTCGACTTGGCGTCCATCGTTTCGCTGGCTGAAGACACAGGCATTTATCAGATTATTTGCAGACTGACGTACAGAGAGAAAGGGAAAAAACCATGGCAATAACAAAGGTAAAACGCAGTAAATTCATGACGTTTCTGAATATTCAGCCGGGATCAACGGCAAAATACGCGCTGATTGGCGATGGCGTGACGAACGCGGAAATCGGCTACAACGCCCAGACGGAAGAGGAAATTTATATTCATCAGGACAGCGGGGTAACGGATATCACGGCGTATAAGCCGACCATGCCGGTGGAAGCGACCGCGACCCAAGGGGACGAGGTTTTCGATTTCGTAGATAAATTACGAATGGATCGCGCAGTCCTCGGCGACGCTATAACGGACATCGTCAATGTCTGGCTGTATCAGGCGGAGCAGTCGGGATCATGGCCGGCGGAAAAACAGTCGGTCGCGGTATCGATCGATTCATTCGGCGGCGAAGGCGGAAAACCGGCGAAAATCAAGTACACGCTGAACTATCAGGGCGACCCGGTCAAAGGGAAATTCAATCCGACGACAAAGACTTTTGAAGCAGGATGATATGGCAGGATTGAAAATCAATACGGGGACGATCCGGCTGGAGATTGACGATGATCCCAGCCGGGTCATTTCGTTCTGTCCGACTGATGTGCGCTTCGCTGAGCGGGTACAGGGTCTGATCTCCGAGCTGCAAGGGAAGCAAAAGGAGTTTGAATCCCGAGTGAAAGCGCTGAATGACGCGGCGGAAATGGACGAAAACGGCGTTCCGTTGAATATCGGCGACCAGCTGGCAATGGCCCGGGAGCTGATTGAATATATGCGCGGAAAGATCGACGAGGTATTCGGAGCAGGGACGAGCCAGACGGCGTTCGGAGACTGCTACTCGTTTGAGGCGCTGGTCAGCTTTTTCGAAGGGGTCGCGCCGTATATTGCGAAAGCGCGCGGACAGAAGATCGACGCGCATTTGCGAAAGGTCCGAAGCAGGAAATGAATATCCTGACGGATCGTCTTCCCGAAACGCTTTCCGTAAACGGCGAGGAATACCAGATCAACGCCGACGCGCGAACATGCCTGACGGTCATGATCGATCTTGCGTCGCAGGACTGGACGAACACGGAAAAGATGATGATCCTGTACGAGCTGCTGTACAGAGAGAAGCCGGAGGACGCCGAGGAAGCGATCCGTCAGGGACTGCGTTTCCTGAATTGCGAAACTGACGATGACGAGGAGGCGGAAGCTGACCTTTACGCGGAAATATCGGAGGAAAAAGAAGACGATCCGGTCTATTACAGCTTCCGCAAGGACGCCGGGCTGATTTACGCGGCGTTCCGGCAGGTATATGGGATCAACCTGCAGAGCGATCCTTTGCATTGGTGGGAATTCCTGACGCTGTTCTCGAATCTGGGCGGCGATACCGCTTTTTCGAATCTGGTTTCGCTGCGGAAGCGCGTCGCGGAGCATAAAGCGACGGAAGAAGAAATCAAAGTCGCGCAGGAGATGGGAGAAGCGTTTTACGTTGACGAGCCTGAACCGCTGACCGAAGCGGAAAAGGAAAGCGGCAATAAATTTATGAGGTTACTCAATGGCGGCATTGGGGACGACTGACGGCTCTGTAAGAATCGATACCCGGATAGATACCGGCGGATTCGACGCCGGTATCAAAAAGATGATGGGCGCTGTCGGAAAGCTCGGCGTGGCAATCGGCATCGCGTTCAGCGTTGCGACGATCATTAATTTCGGGAAGAAGGCGGTCGAAACTGCGGCGGCAACAGAGGCGGCAATGGCAGGGCTTAAATCGGTCGTGTCTGCAACCGGGCGGAGCTTCGCGCAGGCGGAAGGCTTTATCAAAAGCTATACGGAAGACGGGCTCGTCAGCGCGACGGCGGCGACGGAAGCGTACAAGAATATGCTTTTGCGCGGGTACGATACGTCGCAGATCGAACAGATGATGCAGATCATGAAGGACGCGGCGGTCTATAATCGACAGGCGGGCTTCACGATGGATGAAGCGATCACGCGGACGGCGCAGGGCTTGCGCATGGAAAACAGCCTCCTGACCGACAGCGCGGGGATCCAGAAGAACGTCGCCAAGATGTGGCAGGAGTACGCCAAATCTATTGGGACGACAGCGAACAATCTTACCGACGCGCAGAAGCGGCAGGCGGAGTTCAACGGATTCGTCGCCGAGGGCGGTATCTACGCCGGTTCCGCGGCGAAGTATATGGACACGTACGGCGGCCGGCTGGCACAGCTGAGCGCCTCGTTCCTGAACCTGCGCGTCGCGGTCGGGAATTCAATCATTCCGGTTATTTCGCGCGTTTTGCCGTACATCAAGGCAGCGGTGGACGCACTGACCCGATGGTTCAATCGGATCGCGCTGATCATGTCTATCCTGTTTGGCGTGGATATTTCTGCGCAGGCGAAGAATACACAGAACGCGATGAGCGGGATGGCGCAGGCTACAAACGCCGCGGCAGACGCGCAGCAGAATTTAGCGGACAGTACGGCGAACGCAGGGAAGGCGGCTAAGGGCGCGCTGGCGTCGTTCGACGATCTGAACGTCCTGCAGCAAAAAGACGAAGGCGGCGGAGCGGGTGCGGGGGCAGGAGCCGGATTAGAAGCGTTGGCTGGCGGCGGGCTTCCGGAAACGCTTTCCACGCCTGCGCTGGACACAAGCGAAACGGACGCAGGGCTTGAAGCGCTGAGACAGAAAATTGAATCTTTCAAAGCTTCAGTAAAGGAGTTTTTTGAACCGTTTAAGGAGCCGTTAGCGGCGCTGGGCGAATCTTACCGCCGGCTGGGAGAAGCGATTAAAAACGCGCTGTTCCCGGAAGACGAGAGCGAGAAGGATTCTCTTGCGCTCAAAATCCTGACGGCATTCCGCGACGGAATTATCGGAATTATCGAGGGGATAATCTGGCTGAACAACAAAATCGCGGAATTCGCTGAGAAGAACCCGGAGGCGTTCCGAAATATCCTGATCCTGCTGGGTCTGATCCTGATCGCTGTGCTTGCTTTTACACATCCAATTTTGGGGATTATCGCAGTAATCGTGATACTGACCATCATTATTGGCGTTTTACGGCAGCATTGGGATGAACTAAAGGAAACCGCGAAAGAATGGTGGGAAGGCTTCAAAGAGTACTGGAGCGGATTCGGAGCCATCGTAGCCCAGATAGCGAAAGATGTCTGGATTTGGATCAAAAGTTTATGGCATAAAATTTCGACGATCTGGTTTAAAGCGCCCGCATGGTTCCGGGAAAAGGTTATCGACCCGATTAAGAACGCGTTCAAGACAGCGGGGGACTGGATTAAAGAAAAGTTCGGCGCGGCGCTGAACGGGATCAAGGGAATCGCGGCAAACGTTGTAAACTGGGTGATCCGGATGCTGAATAAAATCCAGATAAATATTCCCGATTGGGTACCGGGTCTTGGCGGTAAGAAATGGGGCGTGAATATTCAGGAAGTCAGCTGGGGCGGCGAAGGCTACGCCACGGGCGGCGTTATCGAACCGAATCAGCCGAGACTGGTCATGGTTGGGGATCACCGAACGCAGCGGGAGCTTATCGCGCCGGAAGACATGATCCGCAGGATCGTCCGCGAGGAGACGGCGCAGAATCAGCTGAACCGCGATCCGGAAATCATCGACAACCGAATCGTTATTAATGGGCGCGAGGTATTCCGCGAAATGAAGCGTATTGAACGACAACAGGGCGGAAGCCTGCTGGCAGGAGCGGGGATATGATCCGGATCGATGGCGTGACATACGACGTTCCGGTCGTCTCGATCCAGCGCAACGCCGAGCTGCTGGATCGCATGGCAGAGCGGACGGAAGACGGCGTCCTGACGAGGCAGGTCATCGGGACGTATTATAACTATACGATCGAATGGGGCAGCATTGCGCGGACGGACGTTTATAACGCGCTGTACGCCGTTATGACCGCTCCCGTCCCGTTTCATCAGATCGTCGTACCGGGAACGTCCGGGGATTACGAATTCACCGCGTATATATCGAGCGTGAAAGACGAGATCAAGAAGATTCACAACGGGCGGACTTACTGGCATAAGCTGAGCGCAAATTTCATCGCTAAAGAGCCCGCGCGGAGAGCGTGACAAGATGGAAACGATCATCCGAATGCAGCTGACAGAGCCACCGGTCAAAGACGGGGCGAGCGTTGCTTTTACAAAGCGACATGCGAATTTGTCCAATAGCGACAAGCTGAAAGCCGGAATCGATACTGATCGGAAAATCGCAACAATGGAACGCGATTATTTCCTGCTGGACGGTTCGTTTTCGTTTTTTCGGCATGACAGAGCGGAATGCGGATTCGCAGCGCGGGACAATTCTGACGAGAACGGGAATTACGCGAATTTCGGCGACGGCGGGACGATTAATATCACGTTCGCCTCTGCGCGAAAGATGGGGCGGGTAACGGTCGAAGGGAGCCGCGAGACGGGCGATTTCGTCACGCGGTTCGTCGTCGTTTATTACCGCGGAGCCTCGGAAGCGGCGCGTTTCACGATTGCCGCGGCAGACGTATCACATACGTTTGATTTCACAGCAAGCAATATTACAAGGATGGTTATCGCGCCGATGGCTACGAACCGTCCTTATCGGCGGGCGCGGATTACCAACATCTATTTTGACGACATGCTCGAGTTCCGAGGCGTGGACGTCCAATCGGCAAAAGCGTTAAAAGAATGCAGCCTGACCGGCGCGGAACTGCCGTTCGGTACGTTTGACGCGACGGTCGTTTCCGACGAATCAGCCACGTTCGACGTTGCGGAGGCTGGGAGCGTTTATGCGCAATTGAAAGAGCGCATGCGCATGGACGTTTATTTCAGCAGTGATATCGGCGTCGAGAAAATCGGGCGTTATTACCTGACGGGCTGGGAGACAGAATCGCCGTACAAGCTGAAAATCCAGGCCTGCGATCTGGTCGGCCTGATGGACGATATCCCGTATTCCGGGGACGAATGGCTGACGCCCGCAGGAATACGCGTCATCGTTCAGCGCGTCCTGCGCGGGGTGGGGTCTCTGCTTTCCGCTGTACGGCTGCAGAGCGGATTCAATCCGCCGGCGATTTACGGATATGCTAAGCCGGGAACGACGCGGGACGCGTTCCAGCAGGTATTATTTTCGGCTGGCGCATGGTTTACGCTGGACGACGACGGCGGAATGACGTTGGTCCCGCAGGCGATCAGCGACACAGCGGCCGCGCCGGCATTTGATTTCGGAAGCGACAAAAAAGGATTGAATGATCAGGCGCTGACGGTTCGTCCGGACACAACGGCGATCGAGGTACACAGCCGGGCAACGTTCCCGGAAGCGCGTTCGGAAATCGCAAAGTTCGATACGCTGGAAGCGGGAGAACATTTGCTGACGTTCGACATGCCGGTTCACGCGGTCGAAGCGACGGGAGCGACAATAGCCGCATGGGAACCGTTCAGCGCTAAGATCGTCCCAGACGGGGGAGGAGCGGTAACGGTAACGGGGATCAAATACGCGGAATCGATCACAATCAGGAAAGCGGCCGTCGGAAACGCGTCGTCAAAACCGAACGTCCTGAAAACGGACGGCGCGACGATGATCAATCCGGGGAACGCCGAAACGGTTATGGCGCGATTGCTGACGTACGCGACGCAGAAATATATCCAGACATGGCGGGCGTACAATCCAGCGTTCAAGGATATCAATAAGCGCGTGACGGTTACAACGATCAACGGGAAGAAATTCAACGGCGTCGTTTCGCGCGTATCGATCGACCTGACCGGCGGCGGGATTTGCGATTTTGAGGCGACCGGATTTGTCGGCGATTACAGTGCGACCGGGACGAAGAGAATTACTTTCGGCCCGGAAGGTATCGTCTCACCGGCAACGTTCGCTTATCCGTCCACTTCGCCGCAGTCGTTTATTGCGCAGCTGAAATCAGCGTATCTGGCGACGCATGGAATTGCGGTCACGATCGACGGAACTGTGACGCGTTACACGGAATCGCCTGTTACATTTTCGCTTCCGGCGGCAACGGCGAACACAGTTGTTTCAGTCGCATTCCCACTGACTTCCAAAGCGATTACGATTGGGGACGGCGTTGCCTGCACGCCGGAGCGCTTCCGCTTCCCGGTCGCGGACGCTCAGTATTTTACAGTAACGCGAAACGATTATCGGTATTATGTCCGGATTAATATCAATGGCGTCGGGATGAACTACGACGCAGATACTAAGGTCTTCGCGTTGACGAATACGACGGAAGCGACGACGGTCGAAGTCAGCGCGCAGTTAAAGCAGCATAAAGACGGTACGGTTGTTGGATGGCATGATCCGTGGAGCGGTACTGACCCATGGCCATTGAGATATTATTACCCAGTAGAGCAAGCGCAATGGCTTACGCTGTCCGCGCCGGATTATCCTACGAGCGAGATTTCTAACGGGATGCCGGTCTGGAGAAAAGCCAGGATGAATGTACGCTGGTATATTAACGGCGTATTACGAGCAACGCATATCGGAGTTGAGTATTCAGATTTCAGCATATCAAACGCGTCGGAGACGACTGACGTTCGCGCGGAGGTCTCGAATATCCAAGGGGAAAGCGGCGGAGGCGGCGGGTCCGGCGGCGGATCAGGATATAACGAATGGACCGGGATGATTCAGTCTGGCGGGATGGGCGGGGTTATTCTTCGCGACGGGCCGAATAACGGGAACTTTGTCGCTTCGCTGTATGGCGGCGAGACGGTCAAGGTAATCGGAGAGGCGACCGGAACGCCAGTTGGAGGAAATTCCAAATGGTATAACGTTCGGATTATCGTTTCGACTAATAATCCGGGCGTAGTCGGTTTAGTAGGCTGGGTCTGGAGCGGCGCAGTTCGGAGGGTTGGATAAATATGCCATACATACAGGGAATTACAGACCGGTCTGAAGCGGATATCGCAGCGCGCACGAAAAAGGCGTTTTTCAACGTGTCGGATTATGCGCGGATCAAAAGCAATATTCTCTTCATAGAATCGGTCCTGAGGCGTTTCCATGCAAACGTTCCGACGTTGTCTGCCATGCCGAATAAGGGCGAACACAATATGATTTCAGGCCCGGAAATGCGGGCAATGGCGGAGAATATCGAACGGTTACGGATCGCGGCAAAGTTTCTGAATACGACTGGGGAGGCGATATTTTACGCTTTTGCCGACGGGACAAGGTGTCCGGATTACGCGATGATCAACCAGTGGGAACGAATACTGGAACGGATTGAAAGCACATACGGGCAATTAGCCTTTGGACGGCGTCCGATTACCAGCATCGCGATTTGTGGCGCTGGAATGACGCGGCAGAATGGATTCAGGAGGTAAACAGAATGGCGTATGTAAAACAGGAGTGGAAGGATGAAGTTATCAATGGGGGCGCGCCGGTATACCGGCTGACGCGTGCGGATGGGTCGGTCGTCGCGGATAACGTATCGATAGAACTTGTAACACAGATCATACAGGCGGGGACGCAGGTTACGGCCGAACGGATGAATCATATCGAGGACGGGATCGCTGGAATTACGCCGGCGAGCATCGGAGCTCTTCCGGAACGCCCAGTTGCTATCGAGATGAGTGGCAGTTCGTGGACGGGCGGATTTTTTGATTTCCACTTTGGCGGAACGGAAGAAGATTTTACAACAAGAGTTGGGGAGTTTGCGCGCGGAACACTGGGGGTTATAGGGAATTTAACAGTTAGTGAATATATATCAGCTAAAAATATTAACGATAGCGGGTGGCTTGAAATGGGGCTATTAAATGGATGGGCTCGCGTTCCAAATGGATTGGCAAGATTCCGAAAATATAACAATGTTGTTTACGTTATAGGGCAACTATCAGGTGCAGCAGCGACAAGTCCGGCGTTCATCCAACTGCCTTCGGGATTTCGCCCGCATGTACAAATGACATATCCTTGTGTCAGGGACAACAATACGCCCGTGGCTGGATTAGTAGGCTCTGACGGTATTATGTGGTTTACAACTACGGCATACGGGAATATTATGCATTTTTCCGGATCATGGTTAGGGGAAGTATAGGAGGATAAAATGGCGTTAGAGTTAAGAAAACAGGCCGAATTGATAGAAAATCCCGCTTTAGGGGACCGTATTGGGCAAGCGGCTTATACCGCGGCAATTGCGATCAGCAATGAAGCTCCGGAGACACCGAAGCATACAGCACGGAAGCAGCTGGCAAATGCGGTTGTCATGAACTGGGCGTTCGTGCGTGAGGCCTTCCTGCGGACGGTGTTGACGCAATTGAGCAGTGAAGAACCGTCGGACAGTGAACTCGGTAATGCGGCTGCGGCTGTCTGGGACACGATTGCGCGGGCGATGTTCCCGGGATCAGAGTAGCACGCAGGATTATTTAACGAGAGACCCGCCGGCTGGCAGGTTTATTTCATGTGGAAGCTTTGTATTTATGCTATAATAGGGCTGTGAAGAGAAATCTTCCGGGGCCGAATTCGGCGGGACATGGGCGAAAGCCCATGTTTTTTTATCGTTTTCCGCCTGCAATCAGCGGCGGAATCCAATGAAAAATGAATTCGCGATCTTCTGCCTTGCGCGAACCTTTCCAGTAGCCATGCCAATGCCCTCGGCGGAGATGGGCGCGTTTCGTCCCTCCCTGATATTCTATGGGAGCGACTTCTGCGCCGGTATCTGTAACCCGGCGGAGCTGAGCGCCGACAGACATGCCAACATTGTGGTTGTGAACCCGATCCGCTGGGAACAGGCGCAGTCCCTTTTTCGTTTTCACCGGCTCGGCGCGGTACCGGCTGTAGCCGGGCTGACGGTCGGTCGTGATATCCGGTTCGGACGAGCAGAGATAGAGGATGAGATTTAAACATTTTTCCGCGAAATCCCGTTCTTGCGCCGCTATTTCGTCGGTAAATTTCCCGATTATGTCTTCGTCATTTTGGAAACGCGGCAATTTGCGGTATTTATCGAGCGCTTCATCAAGCGGACCGTGGATCAAAGGGACAAACACGACTTGCTCCGCACCGTATAGCCCCAGCAAAGGGCAATGAAGATCCGGATCGTATAAAAGTTGTGCAAAAAAACCGCCACAGGCATCAATATATACACAGTGCTCAGGGATTCGCGTGAGGATATCTGCCGGTATATTGCCGTCAATCGCGGATTCCGATAACGCAAGGAGAAGATCGGGATCAAAGGTGTAAATGCCTTTTGAATACTGCCAGGTCCCGGCGAAAAACATATCTGCTAAAACTGGTAACAATTCAAGGCCTTCAGCTTCCGCAATCTGGAGCGCAATATCGTACCAAATATCAAGCGGAAGGAAGGTGTAAGACGGATAAGCCGTACGCAATGGAAGCGTTTTATTATATGCTTCCACTATGTACTTGTTCAGGTCTGGCACCTTTTGCTTAATATTCCGCAGGATTTTTTCCGGAACTGTCAGATTATTTTCCATCATGATTCATCCTTTCGTCGACTAATTCGCGGACAATATCATTGCGGCTGACGCCGCGTCGTATGGCCTCCGAATTGAGCCATGCGATCTGGTCAATCCGGAGGCGGACGCTTGTCTCTTTCATGGGCTCCCCATATTGCGGGGGGCGTCCCATTTCCGGGCGCTTATCGTTCATTGACCCCCAATCCTTTCACGAGAACGTGTTGATATTTGCGGTACCGTTTCGGCATCGCATAATAAAACTCAGACTGGATGACGTTATTCGGCTCATCCGTCGTCTGAAATTCGAACGATCCGTCCCATCCTGGAAACGGTCGGTCCCGCTTTCCTTCCCCGTCGATCGTCGGGTCGTGTTTTTTCCAGCTTTCGAACTGCCACGGGACGGCGAGGTTCCGCCGATACGCGACGTTGAATTCCCATTCCCACGTCCCGTATTCTTCGGACAAGTCCATGAGCCGATCGGCGTCAGCGGAGACGTCAGCGTCATCCGCTAATGGCTCATATGTAGCATTAGCGACATCGGCGATCACCGAGTACATATTCCGGTACCGGTGTTCCATTCGGCTCCCCGGCGAATGGTACCAGCGGAACAGGTACCCTGCGCCGAGGAAGAATCCGGCGTCGGACAGCTCCGCTTCTATGTCTTCTTTGCTCCGCGGGGCAAGCAAGTGCATTGTATCCGGCAGCTTGCCCCACGTTTCAAGCGTTGCGCCGGATTCGGTTTTCTGCGCGCTTCCGGTCGACGCGCAGTAGGATACGGTCATAACCGCCTCCGACGGATATGGCGTCGCGGGGGTCGCGACAGCAACGCGATCAAGCGGAATCACGCTCGACCGCAAAAATTCAAGAACGTTCATTTTCATTTCCTTTTTGAATTTCAAACGTTGAAGGGAACCTGTAACGGGTTCCCTTCTTTCCTTGTCAGCCGATGCCGTTGATACGACACCAGCTGACCTGTCGGCCGATCAATTGATCAGCCTCGGCGGAGTCCGATACCTCCGCCTTTAGAAACCATCCATCTGGGATGGGGTCGCCGTCCCAGATTACGGCGTAGTTCTCGTACTCGGCGGGGGATGTCCCCGCCTTTCGGATGACCAGCCGGCGGAGCGTGTCC